GCCGTCAGCATCGCTAGGCGCACCTATGCCGCTCGTCCAACCCTTTCCGTCTGCTCCCGGCGTCCCTGCGCCGCCGCCACCGCCAATAATTCCTCGCAACATGTCATTGCCCCTCGCCAACCTGAATATCTAGCGTGGCAGTGCCCGTGATGCAAATGGCACTGAATGACAAAGGCGAACCGGGGATGGTATTCGGAATCGTAAAGGTCGAATCCGTACCGGCCAGCACAGGCGTACACGTCGTCTGCGCTGAAGGCGAAGGCAGCGTCGCCGTCTGAGTACCGGGACCGATCGACACATATGCGTGGTTCGGGCCTTCGTTGACGATACGGATCGTGCTGCCCGTGCCAGGAAGCTTGACGGAAGCGCCGGCAGCGATCGTCACCGCATAAGAGATGGTCGCAGCCTGCGCCGTGAACGAACCTTGATACATTTACAGCCTCCGATGATTGGATACATGCCGCATGTGATCTTCCCAAACGTCGTTTAGCGTCTCCTGCACTTGCAGGTTCTGCCAGTCCGGTTCCCGCACCGGAGCGACGTATTCGGCTTCACTCATGACCTGCGCACCGTATGCAAACGCATCGGAGGGGTGTGAAGCCCAGTTATGTAGCGGTTCTTTCGAGAACACGCCTGTATCGTCCTTCCACTCGTATTCCCACGCGCCTAGACCGTCTAAGCCGGCCTCGCATTGGGTACGGTTGAATGCACATTTGGCGATGACAGCGCGAGCTGCGCTGATCTGATCCAGCTTCTTGGTTTGAGGCACGACTTCGACCTTGCCGCCGCCGAATGCCTCGAGAAACCGCTCCATGCTGGTGTGCTTGCTCTGGAACGTCTTGGCCCGCGCATCGTGCGGGAGCCAGATCTTTCCAAGCTTGGCGCCTAAATCGGTGATGCTCTGCTGTATGCGCGGAATCCAGTCCTCAGCATCCAGCCCTGAATCGCCCTCGTACTTGAGCAGATTGAATCCGCCTGGCAGACGCTGCCAATACCACCACGACGCCGTATCGCGGAATCCCAAGTCGCTGCTGATCTCAATCGGCGCGCCCACTGGGTCATACACGATCTCGTCGTCAATCCGGCCTTCACGCTCCGCGGCGCTGACCCACTTGCCAAGGATCGAGCCGGTGATATTGCCGTAGGCGCCTTCCCAGATATGGTCGTACTCTTCCGGCCGGTCGCGCAGGTCACGTTGCCGCGCACGCTCCAGCACAGAAGGAAACTTCGGGTTATCGCGCCAGTTCAGTTCGATGATCTTGAACAGCGGGTCTGGATTGCGCCGGAAGCGCGCATCGGTCGGACTGCCCTTGCGCTTCGGGTTCCACGTCACCCACAGTTCGCTGTCCTCTTCCCGCAGCGTAGGAATGAGCGTCGACCATGCCAGGTTAGTCACTGGCTCGGCCTCGTCCACCCAACACAGCAGAATGCGCGCTTTCGACTTCACGCTATCAATACTGCGATCCAAGCCGGCGAATTTGAACGTCACCCGGCCATTGCGCGTCCTGATGTACTTCTCGCCTATATCAAAGAACGCTTCCAGCCATGCCTCAGACCGAATCGCCGCTTTCACTTCCTCTAGCGACGAGTCATCCAGCGAGTTCATGAACTGGCGAGCGCAGAGAACGATTCCCTCTCGCCCTTCCATCGCCCACATATAAGCGCGGACGGCTGCCATCTTGGCAAAGGATCGCGTCTTACCTGATCCCCGTCCGCCGTATGCCCCGCGTATGTCCGCCCTGCCGCTGAAGACAGGGATTAGCTTAGGAGGAAGCTGAATGCGCGCAGTTGCCATTCAACCCGTCCTAGAAATTGAAATCGCTCTCGTGCGTCGCAAGTTTCGCGTAATTTTCTTCTTTCGTGATTACGCGCATGTTGTGAGGCACGTGCAGCCCGGAAACGTACTTCCCGTTCAGCGGCACAATGTGATCGACTTCGTGTGCGACGCCCGTCGTTTGCGTCAAAAGCTTCGCCTGCTCATAGAAGTGGCGAATTTGCTCTTTATCCGCCCACTTCGGCATCCGATGCTTGAACTTGTAAATAAACCACGGGTTCTTGTCGTGCCAGCCCTTTGTGCTCAGCTTCTGGCAGTCCTTGCATATCCCGGTGCTCACCGACCGAAGCGTTTGGTGCCCGCGTTTGCATGGGCTATCCGCCACATACTCAGCGAGCAAAAGGTAGCGGGCCTGTGCGGGCGTCATTCAGCCTCTTTTTCGCCGAGAGCAACCAACTCGATGCGCGAAATCTTGATCGGCACGCCGTCTGGATCGCCGCCGACCTGGAGAGGAAGCATCTTCCCCCAAAGCTGATAGAACGCGGTCGGGTTCTCTCCGGCCCACAGTTTCAGGCTCTCGACGCCGCCGATTCCCTCGAATGCCTGAACGAGCGCTTCCTTTACGGCTACGGTCGACTTGTTCAGCGAGCCTTTCGGGCGCCCCTTGCCGGCATTGGGGGGCGGCTTTCGGCCAGTAACTTTTCCTTCTTTACTGTCGGACATACTTAGCGGCCAGCTTTTCCGCCTGTTGCAGCAGATCGTCTAGCGAGTCGTAATGGCCATGCTCCTGTATGTGCCGGATAGCCCAGTCTCGGGCTTCTTGCGATACAGGCAGCGTATCTCTCAGGTCTGAGTAGAAACGCGCGCGAGCGACCGTTGCGTCCATGTCAGGTTCCGATGCTCGCGGCCCAAAGGTTGGCGCCCAAGCAGTAAAAGTCCGCGGTCTTGTTGACCGGGATGCTCACTGCGGTATTGACGCCAGCATTCGAGATGTTGCCGCCCGTTGCGGGATAGACCAGCAGCGGGTTTGCACCGAAATTGGCGATCACGAAGATGTCGCCTGCTTGGCCGCTCGTCGGGCCAGTTGCCGGCAAACGTGCTCCTGAGTTGAGCGCGACCGTCGAGAACACGCAGACATCGCTCGGCACTGCGAGCGCGTTAGCCTGGCTGGACGTGCCGCCGCCCGTAAGGCCGGTCGTTACCTTGCCTACGGTCATCTGAGCTTGCAGAGGCGGAACGCCTGCGCCCATCAGGTTGCTAAGTGTGGTCATGTGTGAATCTCCTAAGCTGCTGCGCGCTCGGCGCTTTCGGTTACGTACGGGCGAAGAATCCCGTCCGAATCTTCCTCGGCGAGCACTTCCTCGATTGTCAAATCGTCCAGCAGAATCCATCCGGTCATTTCGTCGCCTTGCCCAAGGCCATCGCTGTACTGCCCGAAGCGCACGAACTGGCCTTCAGGCGACAGCCGCGCCGGGTCTAGCGTCACTTGGTATGTCACTACGCGCATTGACGGGTGACCAAGATCATTCAGCAGCTTCGCGTTCTTCAGGTCTTGATCGAACGAGACGATCGCTACTTGCTTCTTGGTGATGGTGTCGATCATGGGCGCACAAATAAAAATACCCGCGCTTGGCGGGCAAACCTGCGGGAGGAGATCGCAGGGAAGGGTTAGGGATGTCTTTCCATCAGTCAGGAACGGGGAATTCCGGTGGCGTAAAGCAAAAAGCCCAACCAGACGGGGATCGGGTTGAGCTTTTTTTAGGGCGCGCGTCGCCCCCTGGAAACAGACGATAGCAAATCCTAATTAGCCAGTCAAGACATTAGGTCGAAATACTTTGCGGATGACTTGAAATAGAACATCGTGTGAAGTTCCTTCTCGTCCTCGTCTAGCATGTCTCGTAACTTATCGCCTGACTCTTCAAGCATGAGCGCAGCATTGTGCTCCTCTCGGATCTGAGCCATTTCCGCTCCGATCCGGTTTCGCCTCACGATCGCCGCGGTTTGAGAATTCTGCTTGGGAACGCCCTTCTTTATATTCCCCACCTTGTATGGGCCAGCATCCGCAATTCGTTGCATCTGAAGGCTGGTAGGACTGGTGCCGCGCCGATCGATGTCTTCACCCCACCAGTCTAACCACTCCTCGAATGTTATCTCCCAGCCGATGCCTCTCGCTTTTGCATGGTGCCGTTGCGCTTGGTATGCCATCCAGTGACGTTTGTTCATGCCAAAGCTTCCTGGCGCGTCACAGGCGACTTTACGAGACCTTTAGCGAAAAGTTTCGGCCTCAGCAGTTCCTTAGCCTCAGCATAGTCCCTTTCCTGCGTTTCCGGATAGCGCGGATTGGTCCAGACCGTGCGGCCGGCGTCCATATTCCTCATTGCCGTCTGGATAGCCATGCGCTGGCGGAGCGTCAGTTCGAAGATCAGCGGTTCCACGGCTTTGGCAATTCCTTCGCGGAGCTGGTGATCGACGATCTCGGATAGTTCGTCGTATTCCATCCACTGGCGGCTAATGGTGAAATCGCGGCATGTAGAGTCGGCGCGGCCGTAGCCTAGCGCGGGCTGGTAGCTCTGGCTGAACTTGAACCAGTCGTAAAGGATGTCGTCGATTTCGTCGAAAGTCATATCACCACCTCTAATTTTCCGCCTTCCATCAAGGCGACGTAGGTTCTTGCTACCATTTCCAGCACAAACGCTCGACGTTCGGCCTTGTCCATCGTGCGACCCTGATCTAACTCCGAATGGCAGAAGGTGCAGAGCGCTGCCAGCATCGCATCTGAAACCTTGATCCCCATTCCCTTACCTTGGTTTCCGTGCGCGGCCTGGGTGAGCCCCACCCGGCCGCAGCACACGCATGGAAGGTCTGCAACTGCCTGGCGGAGCTTTACGGATCGAAATGTCTGCGGCTTGGGAATTCCGATCAGGCGAGCCGTCACGGAAGCCGGCTCCAAAGGACGATTGCAAACCCGGCGATCATCCCGAGTGCGCCGCCGCCAAACATAAGCACGCCGATAGCTGCATACCATGTCGGCGCCCCTCCCCACCTTGTCGAGAAGAGCGGCTTGTCGAAGATCGCCATTACACACGCGATTGAAAACATAACGAATCCAATAGCCGTCATTCCTCACTCCCGGAAAATCTCACCCCACGCTCTGCCCCGAATGCCGACGCAATTTCCATCAGGTCCGACATTTCCCGAATGCTCATCTTGCTTGTCGACTGGCCGAGCACCACGAATCCACCGTCTAGGCCCGGAACCGCGCGCTGCTGCTTGAGCGAGGCGCTGAAGACGTGTTTCCAGTCTTCGGCTGCCAGCTTCTGGCCATGCCATTCGACTTGACCGGCTATGTCGTTCAGCATTGCCCACATGCGCGCGTTCTGGTCTAGGCTGCGTGTGCGGGGCTTGATTTCCACCACGTAGCCTTCTGGCGCCTGGATGCAGGCTCGGCTAGCCATCTGGCGCGCGGTCGGATGCACTAGCCGGAATAGTTGGCGGTCGCTCATCTCGCCTCCCCCCTAGCCAACTGGTTCCGGACCCACAAAACCTCGTCCGCCTGGATCTTCGCCTGCAACTTCGCGCCCTCCCGCATACCGTGCTCATATGCTGTCTTGAGCAGTTGCTGCGTGGCCCATGACATCTGGTGATAGCCGGTGTAAGCCAGAAAGTGGTCGAACAAGCATTCCGGCGTGTGAGGCGTCGCGCCGCTCGACTTGCATCCTGTGCAGTTACTCATCGCGCACCTCGCGTGCTTCCGTGTAGTCCAGCCCGAGTTCCTGCTCGGCCTCTGCCATCCTCTGCAACGCTTTCTGCTGCTTCCATTTGTCATCCAGCGTCTTCGCTGCGTCTTCGATTACCTTCAGCTCTACCGCGGGCCCGTGAGCGCTCAGAATCGCTTCCTGCGCTGCCAGCCATGTGCGCCAGTGGTTTTCCTTTACCGAGGCGAGCAGGCAGCCGTGGACGTTGACGTAGTAGGCGTCGAATTGCTCTCTGCTCATTTCTGGCTCCCTACCGGTTTCGTCCAGTCGCGGCGGCGGATTCCGAGTGCCAGCCAGAGGATTTCGTCTTGGGTCATGCTGCCTCCCGATCGTCCATGTGCCGATATACGCGGCCGGTTTGTGCTTCTGGTGCAGACACCAGACCTAGCGCCGCAGCGAAGGGGTTGTAGTTCCCCTTCTTAAGCTTCTGCCGCGCCCGAAAGCGCCTGTGAATCTCGGTATTTGTTTGAGGGCGGGGCCTTTCCGCGTCTGGCTTTGCTCCGAGCGCCCATCTAGCCGTCCAATCGCCTCCATTGGCGCGCTTTTGCCACGAAGAAATGAAGTACTTTGTTCCGTGCCCTTTCCTCAAGACGATTCGTAAAGATGACTGGTTCAAAGATCCGTATTTCGCAATTTCTTCAGCACTTGCATCCACATGCTTTGCAAGCTCCTGATCCAGCCGGCATTCGACCCATGACGACTTTTTCGTATCCATGAATTCATTACGGTCCGGTAACCCAAGTCTTTGCCCGCGCATCTTTACTGCGACAAACGTTCGGCCGGGGAAAAGGTCAAGACTGAATCGCAGCGCTTTTTCGCCCATCCACACTTCTCGCAAGACCGCATCCTCTTCCGGCGTCCATGATTTCCAATGTTTTTTCATGCTGTCTCCCTGAGTTCGTAGCGCATCTTCCTGTGGCCGGGACCAACCGACACCGACAGACCGTCCAGCATTCGTTGCTCAACCTGATCGGACGCCCACACGTATTGCCGCTTGCTGACCGTCTCGACCAGTTGTTCAAAGACGTGCAACCCGCCGTTCATAGCGACCAGCTCGCCTCCCTTGAACACGCGCCGGCCAATCTCGAAGAACCGTTCCTGCACCGAGATAAGCGCGTTGTTCGCGTCGTAGACTGCCGCGAGGCCAATCCGCTGATTCTTGGCCCGTTCGCAAAGAACCATGCTCAGGTTCATCGCCGTCACCAGTGCGCCCCAGTCCTCTTGCGTGCCGTCACCTTGCGCGAGGCGCGTTGCGCATAGGTGCGTGGTCATCAGAACCTTTTCCTTCAATTCGCCCTTCAGCGGCTCGTCGCCTTCAAAGAGCGTCGTCACAGTGTCTTTGCGTCCGGCTTTCTGCCGGTACGGCTTGCGCGGTTTTTTGTTGCCTGCCATGTTTCCCCCCTTCCCCCGTTAGCTCACATCCACGATGCGATGGCGCCACTCCTTCGCCTTCGTATCCCACTTCCACCCGTACACATGCAGCGTCCAGCCCAACTTCCTTACTTCCCCTATGTGCTCCGACTCGGCTATCTTCTTCACGCGGGCCGGAACGTTGCTCCAACTGGTCGGCTGTAAGCCGATTACTTCACCGTCCTTTATCGCTATCTGGTCGAGAATTCCGAACAGGTCGACTCGGATTCGTGCGCCAGGTATCCAGCGCTCTACGGTCCAGACCAGATACCCTTGCTGCTTCAGCAGCTCGGCTGTGAGTGCTGATGGACTCCTCTTCACACTTCTTTCCCGGTCACGTTGAAGATTGCTTCCTTGGCGATACGCAACTTGTGCTGCGGCACCTTCCCGGTTTCCTCTTGCTCGGTGATGATCTTTCGGGCCCACCCGATGTTTGCGCCATGCGGCTCTCGCTTTAGTGCCGACGATGCGCCGAGTTCTTTCAAGCGCTGGTGGCCGTATTCCTTGGTCGATTCCGCTTTGCCCGGAGCAGCCAACATCGGGACTCGAGGCGGCACCGGCTTGATTTCTCCCTCGAGAACCTTTTTCAACGCTGCTTCCAGACGGGGCTTCAGCTGCGCGAAGGTCTGGCTCAGAATGTCGAACTCGCCTACCTTCACCGCGGCCCAGAAGATCGCCGGGTCGCTCCAAACGTCTTTGCTTTCCTGCCGTGCACGCATCTGCTCGATCGCCTCGTAGACGGCGGAATCGATGCTGATCGGCGGCTTGCATGCCTTCAGGAATTCAGCAAGCGACGGCGGCCAGTCGAACTTCACGCGGCATGCCTTCAAACCTGCCGATACCTGAGCCGGCGTAAGCTTCTCGTCGTCGAATGCCTCAGCCCACGTATCGCGCCAGTTCTGGATCGCTTCGGTGCTCGAAAACGACGCGCGCCAGCGATTCGGGTATGAGCCTTCAAGGCGGTTAAACAGGTGATCGATCAACGCGATGCCGAGCTTCGGATGGATCTCAAGCCACACGCTGGGCGTCAACATCGATGTATTCGTGGGTGCGTTCATCGTTCTCTCTCGGGCGGTTTCGGTTGACGTAGGCGAAGGCGTCGAATTTTGTTGTCTTGTGAATGCTTACGGTGCTGTTAGCTGCTGCACGTTGGTTTCTTACCCAGTTTCGCCACGTAGCCGGCCAATCCATCTTTC